CTGTGCAGATATCCGCACTCTGAACGGTCTGACTTCCAACGCCATCCGGGTCGGCATGAAACTGCTGATCCCCTAACAACCAAATAACCACAGCACGAGGCTCGGAGTGATCCGGGCCTTATCGTTTTTAAGGAGGATTTCATTATGGGATATACCAATAGTCCACTCATTGTTTACACCAAGCTCTCCCCGAACCATTCTGGGCAGCGTACCCACAGCATTGACCGCATCACGCCGCATTGTGTGGTCGGCCAGCTTTCTGCAGAGAGCATCTGCGGCTGTTTTACCAGCACGAGCCGTCAGGCAAGCTGTAACTACGGCATTGGCATGGATGGCCGTGTGTCGCTGTGTGTTGAGGAGAAGAACCGCAGCTGGTGTTCGTCCAGCAATGCGAATGACCAGAGGGCAGTTACCATCGAATGCGCCAGCGATAAGAGTGAGCCGTATGCGATGAACAGTGCAGTGTACGCCTCGCTCATCAAGCTCTGCATCGATATTTGTCAGCGCAATGGCAAGAAGAAGCTCCTGTGGCTGGGAGATAAGAACAAAACGCTCAATTATACCCCAGCTGCGGATGAGATGGTACTGACCGTTCACCGCTGGTTTGCTAACAAAAGCTGTCCTGGAAACTGGCTGTATGCACGTCTGGGTGATCTGGCTGCAAAAGTAACGGCAGCACTGGGCGGTTCTTCTTCATCCGGTATGCAGGCAACTTCGCTGAAGAATCTCTCTGAAACTGAAGCTGTTGCAAAGATTGGTCCGCTGTTTACTGCGAACCAGAAAACCAGTGGCATCCTTGCCTGCGTGTCGATGGCACAGTTCATTCTGGAGTCCGGGTATGGCAAATCTGAGCTGGCGCAGAATGCCAATAACTGCTTCGGCATGAAGACCTCGCTTTCCGGGAACAGCTGGAGCGGCAGCAGTTGGGATGGCAAGTCCGTCTATACCAAGAAAACGCAGGAGCAGAATGCAGATGGCACGATGGTCACGATCACCGCTGACTTCCGTAAGTACGCTTGTGTGGAAGACTCCATTGCTGACCATGCGGCATATCTGCTCGGTGCGATGAACGGTAGCAAGAAACGCTATGAGGGCCTGGCAGGCTGCACGGATTACAAGAAAGCGGCACAGATCATCAAGGATGGTGGTTATGCCACTAGCCTCACCTATGTGCAGAACCTTTGCAACATCATCGAGCGTTGGAATCTCACGCAGTACAATGCTACTGCTGAAAGCACTACAATTTCCGGCTGGTATCGTGTGCGTAAGAGCTGGCAGAATGCATCTTCCCAGAAGGGCGCATTCCATGACCTCACCTATGCGAAGCAGTGTGCAGATCAGAATCCGGGCTATTATGTTTTCGACCCGGACGGCAAGGCAATCTATCCGGTGACTCAAACTTCGTCCGTCCCGTATGCGGTCCGCGTGTCCATCAACGACCTCAATATCCGTAAAGGTCCGGGTACGAATTATGCGAAGACCGGGCAGTACACTGGAAAGGGCGTGTTCACCATCGTGGCAGAATCCGCTGGTGCAGGCTCCACGAAAGGCTGGGGTAAGCTGAAATCCGGTGCAGGTTGGATCAGTCTGGATTACGCTGCTCGTATCTAAAAACAGTCCCCGTCCTCCTTGGGCGGGGCGTACATATGGTGCAAATAAGACAATAATCTGTCGGATTATTCTCCGTCTTTCTGCACCGAATTTACTTGATAATATCACGAAACAGAGGGAATATGTGACTGCCCAAAGAGAAGAAACGGGGCAGAAAGGAGCGATGATTTATGAGTGCTGGTACGGATTTTCTTGCAAATTTGCAGAAAACAACTGTGAAGAACACAGTGCAGCAGAAGCAACAGCAGAAGAGAGCGAATGCATCCGCTGTGGATGTCTCGGCTTTGCTGGAAGCCGCTCTCAGGCAGAAGAAACCCACGGAAGCTGTGGCAGATGTTCGTCAAGGTGCGGATGTCGCCACAGCTTCTTTTTTACCACCGACTGACACGAATCAAGGCAAGTCTACTCAACAAAAGGCAAACCCTACAACAGATAAAAAACAATCAACCTCAAAATCCAAAGATATCGTGGATGCCGGTATCACGGCCCTTATCCAGAAAGCACTGGATGCCAAAAAGGTCATGGAAGAGCCGGACATTGCAGAACGGCTGCAAAGCAGTATGGAAAGCGAGTTCACACAGCTTTTCGCTGCCGAGAATGAACCGCAGGAAAGATTTGTTTCGACTGCGACCTTCCGAGCCACCAAAAAGAAAATCGGGAGCATCAATGTGGCGGCTTACATCCGCGTGTCCACGGACATGAGTGACCAGGAGAACTCCTACGAAACACAGGAGAAGTATTTTAACCAGCTGATTGAAAGCAATCCGGAATGGAATGCAGTCGGTGTGTACTCCGATTATGGCATCTCCGGCACTTCCAAGGAAAAGAGAACTGGATTCCGCAGACTGATGCGTCACTGTAAGGATGGGAAAATCGACCGCATTGTGTGCAAATCCATTTCCCGATTTGCCAGAAACACGGCCGACTTCATGAGCGCACTGGATACCCTCCACGACTGCGGAGTGACAATTCTATTTGAGAAAGAAAATCTGGATACGGCAGACCCGACCAGTGATTTTATTCTCACGACATTGGCGGCTATTGCGCAGGAAGAAAGCCGCAGTATTTCCGGTAACATTCGTCTGGGGCAGAAGATGCGATTCCCGAAGGGAGAAGTTCCAAACAAGATCATGTATGGATACCGCTACAATGGCAAGATGGTCACCTCTGAGAGCGGATACGCGTATAAAGACATAGAAATCATTGAGGAAGAAGCCAAAGTCGTCCGGCGCATTTTCCATGAAGTTGTGGAAGGCAAGGCATATACAGAAATCGCACGGGGACTGAATCTGGATAAGATTCCGGCTCCGGAGTCAGATGTGACGAGAGCCAGAAAGAGAAACGCCAAGAAAGGACAGCTGAATAGTGATTTACAGGATGGCTGGACTGGTGGGAACATTACGCAAATTGTCCGCTCTGAGCGGTACATGGGAGCAGTCCTTATTCAGAAAGTGTTCACACCGGATTACCTGACCCATGAAGTTCGGAAAAACAACGGTGAAGTCCCACAGTATTTTGTCCGAAATCATCATCCGGCAATCATTGATGAGGATTTGTTTCAAAAAGCGCAGGAGGTCGTAAAGGCAAATAGTGAACTGTACAACAGGACAAGGTTTGGCAAGAAACCGAGAGCTTTTTCTCAAAGGCTTATCTGTGGAGAGTGCGGGCGGTTCTTCCATGTGATGAATACGAACATTAACCCCATCTGGAGATGCCCTACGAGCAGCCGGACGACTGGAAAGTGCATCTGCCATGCAGAAAAAGTGTACGAGGAACAGGTTGTAAGAGCATTCCGCAAGGCGATTCTGGAGCGGTTCCGGCTGACCGTTAAGCCTATTCACGACAATGTGGCTGTGGCAGATATCATGAGTGGACGCTTCAAAGAGCAGTATGACAACTTCACATCAGAAGCGGATTCCTTTGTGAGCCAGATGCTTGCAAGACTGGAAAGCATCCAGAAGCTGGATTTTATGGAACGTGACCGTGCTTTTTATAAGAAGCAGATTGCCGCCGCCCGCACCAGTGTGGAAAGCACCAATAAGAAAATCCGGCTTCTGAAGAGTCAGGTGGATGTGATGCAGACCCGTCTGGAAGTCCTCGGAGATGAGATGATTGACCCTGCTTCCATTGAGGAGAAGAAAAAACTCATTGAGAAGCTGGAGCAGGATGTTCAGAAAGACATGGACACAGAGCAGAAGCTGACCGAACAGCTCGATTACATGGAAAACTACTGGGAAGAACTGGAGGGTGACTATGAGCGCAGGGAGAAAGCAATCGAGTGGATGAAGAACCTCCCGGCGGGGCGGGATGGCACGGTGGCCTTCTTAAATGAAGTGACTGAAGAACACTGCAAGGCATTCATTCTTTCCATTACCATCCACTCACCGCTGAAGTTCACGGTCCACTGGTTTGATGACACCAAGACCGAGGTGCAGATGGATTCCAACATTGAAGATTACCGCAATACCGCCAGCTACTATGACGGACATACCATGCGTGATGGCAGCCAGCGGAAGCGGTATGTGAAAAAATAAGAGCCGGTCATAAGGCCGGCAGAAAGGGGTAGATTATGACAAGACAAAAAGTGGATGTGATTCCCGCCAGTGTGCGGTCGGTACAGAATGGTGGGCAGCTGAAAAGCCAGACCAACATCCGTGTGGCGGCCTACTGCCGTGTTTCCACGGGAGATGAGAGCCAGCAGACTTCCTACACGACCCAGAAGGCATTCTACAAAGACCTCATCACTCGGAAGCCCGGTTGGATTTTTGCAGGCATTTATGCCGATGAAGCAAAGTCCGGTACGAACCGAGAGCACCGTGAGGAATTCAACCGCATGATAAAAGATGCGATGGACGGAAAACTGGACTACATCGTTACGAAGTCTATTTCCCGATTCGCACGAAACACTATCGACTCCCTGACCTGCACCCGTGAGCTTCGACAGTTGAAGCCGCCTGTGGGTATCTACTTTGAAAAAGAGAATATCGATACGCTGGATGCCAAAGGCGAACTGATTCTGACGATTCTTTCTGCTCTGGCACAGGATGAGAGCCGTTCCATTTCGGACAACATCCGCTGGAGTATCCAGAAGAATTTTCAGGCTGGAATCCCGCACATCAATCTGAAGCGGATGCTGGGGTATGAGATGGGACCCAATAAGCAGTGGGTCATCGTGCCGGAGCAGGCAGAGATCGTTCGGTACATTTTCGACCGCTTTGTGAAAGGTCAGACGGCGAATAAAATTGCACGGGAATTGAACCAGATGGAAAAGTTCACGGTCAACGGGAAGAAGTGGAGCGCAAGCTCGATTATGATCGTTCTGCGGAATGAGAAGTATGTGGGCGACATCGAGATGCAGAAGACCATCACCAAAGACTTCCTGACCCACCGTTCCAGCATCAACAAGGGTGAAGCCCCCCGTTACTATGTGAAAAACCACCATGTCGGCATCATCGACCGTGTGACTTGGGACAAGGTGCAGACGATGCTGTTCGAGAAGCCTAGGACAGACATGACCAAAGGTCCAGGCAGGAAGAAAACAAAAACGATCAAGGGTTCTCCATTTGGGAATCTGCGCTGCGGTGCCATTCTGGAGAATGGACCGGATGCAGGAAAGCCCTGCAGTGAGGGATTCTTCCGAGTGACCTACACGGGTGTGGCAAACGGTTATACCGATGAGCGGAGCCTTAAAGCAACCGGGGATGATACCGGAGAATATCTCGAAAAATACACCTATTCCTACCCAGTCTGGCGGTGCAAGCGGAAGGTCGGGGAACGGGACGGTGAGCCGCCAAAGAATGGTTCTCCAGACCAGAAAGCGTATTGCAGGAGTAAGAAAGGCTGCATGTCGGATGCGGAAAAGGAAGCCGCAGACAAGCGTTGCCCCTCAGAAATCTACCATGAATGTGCATTGGAGCAGAGCTTTATGGAATTGCTCTACAGCATGAAGCGGGATTATGAACAGCACGGCGATGCTTCCATGATTGTGACCATGTTCGATACTGCCTATGAGCAGGCCGTCCGGCTGGCAAACAACAGCAGCATCTCGGTGCAGAGGATGGCAACGGTGGAGAATCAGATTAAAGAGATGGAAGAACGCCTGCAGGATGCCATCAGCCATCAGGTGGCGGCACTTCGGGAAGCTGCTCTGGAGCAGAGTGCAGAATTGAATGAAGCACTTTCCAACGGCGAGGTGACCATCGATGATATCGACCTGGATATCCGAAGCGGACTGACACCGGGCAGTATCGGAGTGAGCTTCTATGGAACGGAAACAGAGGAAGGTTCTGAAGCGCAGATTTATACGGAACTGGTAAATGACCTGCAGGAACGCTTGCAGACACTTCGTCAGGAACAGCAGACCATCGAGCAGGAGCAGGGCGTTCTAGCCATTATGAAGAAGAACTTTGAATATTTCCTCGCCTGCCTGAAAGAACTGCCGGATGCCAATGCCAGTGGAATGCCGCTGAAAGTCAATGGGCTGGATGTGCAGGGGAGCCTGATGCGAGATGCCGAGGGCAATACCATCGAAGGCCGGAAGTATGCTATTACCAGAGGAAAGCTCAAGGTGACGCCAGAGAGGATAGCCGAAGCACCGGATATGCTCCACTTTGAAAAGGGCATCTACTGTGCTTTTATCGAGAGCGGAGTCTTGCGGGGGGATGTGGCAACCTACAAGACGAACTTCGGTGTGACACTGACCTCAAAAGGCAACCGCAGGACGCTCACCAGCTTCATGGGCTACAAGCGGAGCGACCTCAACGGCAATGTGGTCTATGTTGACGCCCCTTACAAAGTGTATGGATTCAGCGTCCAGTACCGCCGCTACCTGACGACCGCCGCGAAGCGGGCGCGGGAAGAGTCCGTGTGAGAAAAATAGAGTGAGGAGATACGACCCTGCTGGGTGTGGCTTTATGGCTGCATCTGGCAGGGCCTTTTTTTTGTTTGTGGGGAGGTTTTATTGTTGTGCTTTCTTTAGCTTTTGTCTGGTCTTTTTATCTGTCTGGTCTTTTTTACCAGTGGGGATTGCTATGTGCAGAGTTCTGTTATATGTTGTGGGTGGCGAGAAATACACATAGCAAGGAGCGTTCAGAATGAAAAATATAGCAGAGATGCAGGCAGAAGAATATGGTACCACAGCAGAGGAGATCATGGTGGCAGGAGCTATGAAGCTGTACCTACAGAGCATGGAACCGAGAAAAGCAGTGAGAAAGGTGGCTGCTGTGTATGAGCCGAAGGTAATCCGGCTTGATAGCGGCGAAGCGGTGCCAGTGCAAAGCATTATTGACGGTGCAAAGTACGCGGCTTTCATCGATGAGGCGGTGAGTTTTGCTGCTCAAGAGATGAGGGATGGGATAGTTGCAGAAGGATTGAAAGGCGTGGATGGAAAACACATGATCGAGAGTGCCAGTGTGGAGTTCATGAGCTTTATCGAAGATGCGTACCTGTGTCTGAAAAGCCGATAAAAATTGCTGGAAAGTTCACAGAAGACCGCTTGATAAAAGGGCGGCTTTATGGTAACATGAAAATACAATAGGAGCAGTGTATGCTCCTATCAGTAACGAGAGATGGAGGTGCTTGCCGGTGGAAAGACAGACTGCTCTTGCAGAGGCAATTGATACTGTTGCTGACAAGGCCAAATATGACCGATGTGCGAAAAAATTGCTTTCATTTA